AAAGCGGGGCATGGTTCGTTGTCAGGTGTTGGGTGTGCGTTTGGGACTTGAAATCTCAAATCTCAAATCTGAAATTCGTTTCTCGGCAACGGCTAGTGGCCGCGGACGCGGCTGCGGTATTCTCGCGGGCTTGCGCCCAACTCTTCTTTGAAGACATAGGCGAGGTACTCGGGTGAGCCGAACCCGGATTTGGCGGCAACGGCCGGAATGGGCAAGTCGGTTTCCGCCAGCAGTTCGCGGGCGCGCCTCTCTCGCGGAGTCCAGTCCGCAAGCGTCGTCTTTTCGACCTTGATGTCCGGCTGCCGGTACATGCGGATCGTCCGCGTGGTGCCGTCCGCCTCGACCACGAACCTGTATCCGCAGGTCTTGCACTCCCGGCGCTCGATCCACCCCTTTCGGGTGTCGTTGCTTGATCTTATCCGCGATGGCTTGTGGCACTTCGGGCAGTCCATTCGCTTTTCCTCGCGCTTCTCGTCGGATTAGCCCCGATGCGCAGTTGCCTTCACGCCGCAATCTCTGGCAGAAAATTCGGAGGCGTTCCGACGCCCTTCCGGTCCGCCAGCGCCTTGAGATAAGGACGCCACTTCCAGGCGATGCCATTGACCGCCCACTTGTACACGGCCTCGCGGTCGACAGCCTCGCCGCTCATCCTGGACAGCTCGGAGGCAACAGCGGTGCCACCGCCCAACGCCTCGATAAGTTCACGGTGTGTTTTCATGGGGAAGGATTATCCGAACAATCTTCGGAGAAGTCAAGCCGAAGATTCGTCCCATGACGCACCTATCGGAAAAGCGGGGCTTTTTTTGCGCGCAATCCAATTAAAATTTGATCCAAGTCCGAAAAATCTTCGTATCCACGCTTGACAATCCGAAAATCATTCGGATAAGATACGTCCATCAACAGCAGAGCCCCCGGGATCGGTACACCCCTCCGATCCAGACCGACCCCGGGGGACAGGAGACAGGAAGATGGACCGCGAAGCCGAAGCGAAAGAAGCGATGTACGACGGCAAGGACGCCCGTCGCGCCGGTCTCTCGATCCAGGCCAATCCGCACATCCCCGGCACCCGCGAATACAGCGCATGGGACGAGGGTTGGTCGCTGGAGGACAGCTTCATCCGCAAGGCGCAGAGGGAGGCCGCGTGATGACCGACCCCTTCGCCCGATGGGAAGCCGCGTTGCGCGAGAACGAGCGCACGATGGAAGCGATCAAGGAAGCCTGCGACAGCATCGAGGCCGCGCTGGCGGCGCAAGCCGAGGCCCTGCGGACGATCCGCGACAGGCTCATGCAGAAGGAAGCCGCATGATGACAGACCACACCATAGCGCCCTGGACCGAAAGCCCGGCTGAGGACGGCGTGATCGAGGCCATCGACGGCGAGGACCGCATCCCGATTTGCGTGGTCGGCAACCCCGACGAACCGATGCGCGACAGCGACCGCGCCAACATGCACCTGATCATGGCCGCGCCCGAGATGTTCGCCGCGCTGGATGCCGCCGAGACGATGCTGCGCTGCCTGCCGGACACCACCACCAACGCCAACGGCACGCGCCCGACGATGACGACCCGCGCCGCGCTGAGAATCGTCCGCGCCGCCATCGCCAAGGCGAGGGCCGCGTGATGATTGCGCTCAATATTCTCCACGACGACCGGAGCAATTTCATCGAATGCAATTCCTTGTTGGATCGGGCAACGTTTGAGCCGATCCCCGGCACGCTGGACGCGGACGCGCTTGAAGTGGTCGCAGAATACGACGCGGCAATTGCCGAGGTTGAGGGCAAGGACGCGGAGATTGCGCGGCTGCGGGTTGCGCTCCAGCGCATCACCGATAGCGCGAACGACCTGCTCAACGAGATGGCGAGCAATCCGGGCAAGCAGGGCAATTGGGGCGGGCTGGCCGCGCATGTCCAGATGGCCCGCATCGCGCTTGAGAGGGGGGAATGATGACCTTCCGCCACTGGTTTGCCTTCGCCGTTTCGTCGCTCGCCACGATTGGGGCCGCCGCCGTGCTTTGGGCCGGGATCTACGCGCTGCTGGTGGTGTCGTGATGTGGTCCGAGCACTTTTTCCCGATGCACGCCCGGCTTGTTCTGGCCGGTGTCGATTGGTGGCGGGCCGTCGAGATGGCCGCCGCCCATGCCTGGAGGATGGTTCAATGCGCGCGTACCTGATGCCGTTCCTAGTCGCCGCCCTGCTGTGCGGGGTCGTGATCGCCATGACGGAGTATGTGAGATGACGTGGCTTTTCTGGCTCGCACTCGCCGCCGTCTTTGTCGGGATCGCCCGGCAGCCTAAGCACAGGCCGCTGCGGCCGGTGGCGCAGATCAACAGCGCCGACCTCGCGCTTTGCCTGCGCCGGTCGGCCAAGGAAGGACAAGCATCATGATCGCTCGCTTCCGCCGCTGGATCGAATGGCGCTACGCCGTCGCGCAGGCCAACCGCGCATTGCGGCGGGCCAGGCGGGCGCGACGCAGGATCTTCCCCGGCCCCTGGATCGACGGGGCCAAGGCTTATCGGAAAGGATGGAGCCAATGAACGAAATGAGCACGATGCCCACGAGCAACGCCCTTGTCATCTTCGACAAGACGTTCACGCCTGCAACGCTTTTCGAGCCCGGAAAGCTGGACCCGCTGATCGAGCATGTCCGAGCGGCCGTCAAGGCCGAGGACCGCGATGCGACGACGCCGGCCGGGCGCGACCGGATCAAGAGCCTCGCCTACAAGGTGACGCGCACCAAGACGACGATCGACGCGGCCGGCAAGCAGCTTGTCGCCGACGAGAAGAAGCGCCTGGCGGCGATCGATGCCGAGCGGCGGCGCGTCTGGAACGAACTGGAAAACCTTGCCGACGAGATCCGCCAGCCGGTCACCGAATACGAGAACCGCGAGAAGACGCGGGTCGAGGCCCACAAGGCGGCGGTCGAAGCGATCGGAAACCTCGACTTTTTCGCAAGCCAGCCGACGACGGATGAAATCGCCGCCCGGCTTGCCGAGGCGGAGGCGGTCGGCGTGGATCACGAAGAGTTCACCGCCCTCGCCACCAAGGCGAAGGATGTCGTCGTCGGCTCCCTTCGCGCCAAGCTGGAGGCCAGCCGAAAGGCGGACGCCGAGCGCGCCGAACTGGAACGGCTGCGCAGGGAGGCGGCCGAACGCGAGCAGCGGGAACGCGAGGAACGCGCTGCCGCCAAGGCGCGAGAGGAAGCCGAGCAAAAGGCGCGGGAAGAGCGGGAGAGGCAGGCCCACGAGTCCGCCGAGCGCGAGGCCAGGATCAAGGCCGAGGCGGAGGCCCGCGAGCGCGCCGCCAAGGAGGCCGCGGAACGGGCGGAGCGCGAGAAGCGCGAGGCCGAAGAGGCGGCCAAGCGTGCGGAGGAGGCAAGGGTTGCCGCCGAGAAGAAGGCCGAGCAGGAGCGGGCCGAGGCGGAGCGCCGTGCCGCACAGGCAAAACGGGAAGCCGAAGAGGCCGCCCGCGAGCGCGCCAAGGAAGCGGTCGAGCAGGAGCGGCGGCGACTGGAGGCAGAGCAGCGCGCCAAGGAGGAGGAGGCCCGGAAGCGCGAGGCGAACCGCCAGCACCGCGCCAAGGTCAACAATGTGGCGGCTGCGGCTCTCGTTCTGGCCGGGCTGAGCGAGGACGCCGCCAAGGCCGCCATCGCGGCGATCGCCAAGGGCGCCGTTCCCCACGTCACGATCGCATACTGAGAGGATGCCATGGTCGACCAGCCCGAAATCTTCGCCATGCTCGCCGGCAACGAACCGCTGCCGCCCGAGTACGAGCAGCACGGCACCGTCCGCTATTACCCCGACGTCATCCAGGGCACCGACGAATGGTTCGCCATGCGCCGCGGCCTGCTGACGGCGAGCGAGATGCACCTGATCCTCACGCCGACCCTCAAGGTGGCCGCCAACGAAAAGGAACGCACGCACCTTTACGAGTTGATGGCCCAGCGCATCACCGATTACGTCGAGCCCAGCTATGTCGGCGACGACATGATGCGCGGATGGGCGAGCGAGGATGAGGTTCGCGCCATCTATGCCGAGCACTTCGCGCCGGTCAGGCAGGTCGGCTTCGTCACCAACGACGAATGGGGTTTCACCATCGGTTATTCGCCGGACGGCTTGGTCGGCGACGACGGCCTGATCGAAATCAAGTCGCGCCGCCAGAAGTTCCAGGTCCAGACGCTGACCGAGGCCGTCGTGCCGCCCGAGTTCATGT